GACTTCTTCTTGCACTATTGCCCCCAGATTCCTCTTACAGAGTCACAGATCCTATTGTATACTTCTGAGTCTACTACGGCCTGTCGTGGCTGTCCAACTCTTTGTGCACCAGGATTCTTAGTGTTGTAGAAACGGGAGAATTCAACAACATCATCACGATTTCTATGCAGAGAAATAGCTCTGTTTGCACTAAGGAGTAGCCAGTCCTGCTTCCAAATTCTCGCCATCAGTACTCCATAGGTTCGTGTTCACAACAAGTGCACTTACAAGGAATTCGGACACCACGATTTCGGAATGCCTGGATAATTTCGGGATGATCCATGAACAATTCTACTGACTCATCCTCTGTATCCCAGTCACCATCCTGAAGTTCCCAGATCAGCTTCTCGGCAATCTGTGTAAGGGCGGCACCTGTTACACCTACACGAATAGCGGTACTGATAACCTCATCAAAGATAGGATTAGCACTACTCCATCCCATTACTTACCAACCTTTCCTATAAGGAACTTCATTGCTGACTTGGCATCATCAAATTCCGCAACAACATTACCTTTTGGGTCGTAGACCTTGTGCTTGCCACCAGTCTTGTGCCTGATCTGCCACCCATTAAGGTAGTGAGTATATCCAAGAGACTTGAATGGCTTACTGTAATCTGGCATTATTTATTCCCCTTAGTCCAGAAATCCTTGCAGGTCTTGGAACAATAAGGAAACCACTTAGTGACAACAGGGTTTCCACATAGACATATCATCTTGCCAGCAACCTACCACAAGCAGCATTAGGGCACTGCTTGTTTCGTCCTGCCTTGGTTCCACAGGAAGGGCATGTCTTCGGCAAAATTGGCAAACTCATTTATCTCTCCTCAGCTCTCGTCGTACTGGTAAAGGGTAGGAAGGAAATCAAGGGGATCTCCGTCTACAGTGATATAACTGTGGTAGCTATCAAACTCTCCCATGTAGTTGATAGTAAAGAACATTTCCTGACGACCATACCCACAGGTATCACAGCCACCATCTGCGTCCCCTTCAGTAGTACTGTCAAAACTAGCAGTGACAGCCTCAATCTCGTGAACCTTAAGAAGGTAGTTGATCAGTGCCTTCTCAATACGATCTTCTACAGAACTCATTCCCATATCTCCTCTACATACAGTTTCTTTCGGACAGCCATGTCTACAGTCATTTTCGTACCTCGGTTGCCCGCTCCGTGTAGAAAGAAGGCTAGCACCAGATCCGGCATCTCGTCAACCATGGCTTGGTTCCTGATCGCGTAGTCCTTAGGGTAAAGCTCTGTACGCCCATCTGAGGGCTTGGGAGGGAAGGCACGTACATTCCATCCAGCACCATGCCCGTAGGCCGCGCAGTAGGCATCCACGCCCCCTACAGGGCACTCTCCGTGCAGCAGCTCAACCGCTAAACCTGCATCTCTGAATTTATCCAGATAAAAGAAAATAGCTCCCATTTTTGATGGGAGCCAGTCTCTACTACCTGTTACAAGTAGTCTCACTTCTTTTTCTTATGCCTTCCTTTGACAGGAATAATCTTTCCACCCATACCGTCAATAGTACGAATGTTTATCTCCAACTCGATCTCTTCATCAGTAGGAATTCGACCTAGTCGCTGAGTAAGATCCCTTATTACATCTTCTCTGTCAGTCGTCATACTCGTCCTTGATTACTATGCCTTTTTGTGCACGAATTTCCCGCATTTCATGCTTTCGGCAAAGCCACATTCCCTTTGTCCTATCCGGACGGACTGCTCCTGAAACAAAGGTAATTGGTGCACGTCGGCAACCTGTACGCTCACAGTATTTAGGTACTTCAACAACCATTTCTACCACCAAATTGTAAAGAGATATTTACCAGCAGGAATTTCGCCGATCTGGTACAGGTACTCAAGAATGTCACTAGGAGCAGGCTTTTCAGTGGAAGGCTTACTGTACAAGTCATTAAGGAAGGCATTCTTGTCAAAGTCCTTCCAAGTATTCGTCTCTTCATCCCAGTGATAGTCTTCACCACAGGAGTCATCACCAATGCTGTACTCAAAGTAGGTATCCTGACCAGGAAATTCCATAGTGTCAGCATAGTGGTATTCGGTACCGAAGTGCTTGACTACGAAATCATTGAAGTCAGAGGACCAAATCTTGAAGTAGGTAAGTTCCTCAGCGGGAAAGTCCATTAAATATCACGCCAGATGAAGGACTTCTTCAGGTTCGGACCGGAAAGAAGCATAACGCGCTGACGAGTAGGCTTTGCCTTGACTGGTGCAGGCTGTCCAACTCGACTACTACTGTTCGGCTTGCTCATTACTACTCCTATTCAAAAGGGAACTAGTGGTATTTAGGTATTCTATAAGACGTTGCAAAGTTTCTATACTATCTCCCACCTGGCCTATGGCGGTATTACATTGTCGACATAAAAGACCTCTATTACAATTTCCACAAGACTTTCCAGGCGTAGGACAACAATTATGGTCGTGGTCTACACATAGAAGCACCATACTCACTTCTTCGGGAGTTCGGCAACACCCCAAACATTTTCCGTCTTGCTTATTTAGTAATTCCGTGTAAGTCACCGCAGTTAGTTTATATTTTTTGACGGTATTACAGGTCTTACACCGTTGTGATAGACCACCCAAGTTGGTATATTCACTGTAGAATTCGGAAAAGGGGAGCCACCGTTTACACAAATAGCAATTTCTTTCGTTATCTCTATTTTTTCCTCGATTCTTTTTATGCGGAACAATAGCGGTAAGCTCCCTCCCTTTGCTGTGCTGCGCATAGTGACTTCCACAAAGACTCACTTTCTTTACCTTTACAGGTGCACAACAATCAGGAAATACACAAGTCATGAGAATGGAAAATCGGGGAAGTCCTGAAAAGTAGCGGGAGCTATTTCTCGTAGTTTAGCGAGAATGATTGTAGATAGTTCTCGAATTTCTGCATCAGCATGAATAGAATATCTTTTCATTAGCATGTCTCTAAAGGCACGCATGTTACCAGTTACAACAATCTTGGTCTCCATGCCCGAAGGAAGGTAGAACCTTGCTGCTTCCCTTGCCTGCTTCCTAGTCTTACCCTCAGCAAGCAGATTGTCAACTGCAATCTGGTACTCCCAGCCAGCGTTGGTCTCTGAGATGGGACCAGCTTCAATATCATCCGCATGGTTCTCACGAATAGCAGGTGGAACAACAAAATAAGCATCCTGCATGTCCACATAGCGCTGAGACAGCTCACTGAAGCTCAGGTGTCGGTGCCTAATCAGCTCATGTGTACAGTTTCGGCTGATACCTTGAATGTAGAAGGTAGCAGAAGCATGTTCCAGAACAGAGAAGTGTTCTTGGTTGATAATGTTGTTCAGATAACCCTTGTCTGTCTGAGTCTCAGGATTAGGCATTTCCCAAGACTGGTAGCAAGCACGACCAGCAAAATGGGCTAGGGTATCAGCATCGAAACTGCGGTCTTCCCAGTGATAGAACTGGTCACGATCATTGAACTGCTTGCCAAACTGGGTATCCAGCAAATCCCGGGGAATATCGTGCATTTCCGTGCTTGCAATCAGCGTTACCTTCACTTATTACTTCACCTTTTCGTAGTTGTCAAGGAAATCGGACTTCCTTACAGATACCAGTTCATTTCGTTCACCGCGAAGGTGGACAATGTCGTTCTTTCTGTCAACACTGTCCACCAAATACAGTTGCTTAATCATCTTGTGACGATAACGGTCACCACGAGTGATCACAATAGCTCCTTATTTTTCAAGGCCAAACTGCTTGTAAAGTTTTAGTATTGCTCTTACTAACTTTGGATGTGTTTCTGGCTCACATTCAGAATTATCTATCTTGCAAGGCCAAGGGGATCTGTGTCTAAGACATACCTTGTCAGGATCGGACATAAGTCTCCTAGGTGTTATACTTTCCATTTCGTTCTTCTACTGTACTACGTGATGTTCTGCGTGTCAACTCTCTGGATACTGTTTTCATGCAGGATTCCAAGTGGTTATATATAGCCTTAATCTGATCAGCAAAAGACTCAGAAAATATGAGAGCATAATCCATCTCTTGAACTTCAGGTTCCAGGGCAACCAGAGCTTTCGTTTCAGAAACAGTCTTCGCTTTCTTTTGAACTGTGTACTTATCTGTAACAGCCTGTAGTTTACGGGCAGACATTCTAACATCAATAACAGCAACAGCCACCTGATATCCGGCATACCCTGTCCAGCTAGTGAACTCACTAAGCAGTTCCATCAATTCTCGGTCAGGAAGGTCTGCTAATCCTGCCGGAAGTTCTGGCTGGCCTTCCGATGGTCTCTGAGGTGCTCTCAGTCCCACTTGGTCTAACTTCTGCTGAGGTGTTCCCCAGCCCGATTGTACTGGACTTCTCTGCGCCATCGTATTGCTCGCAATCTTTACAACTAGAACCAGTAGAACATTCTGGTGGAGACATGGTGTTGTCAAGCGCCCCAACAATGAAATAGGCTTGTGTAAACAAGCTATCGCAGAAATTAGGATCATACTTGACTACGAATTCCTTGACTCCCTGGTTGAACTTTGCCTCATAAATGAAGATGATCTGAGTATAGGGAAGTCCCATCAGATCACACAGTCGTAGATAAAGCTGTCCCTGACGAAGATGGGAAGGGAATGGTTCCTTTATGTCCCTCCAGAGACCCTGAAGGTCAATCTTCTGACCATCTGTATTGGCCTTGTAGATATCAGGTGCCTCTATTCTAACCGTACCAGCACCCACGGACTTAATCTCGATAAGAGCGTCCAAATGTGGAATAGCACCATCTGCATGACCTGCGATAAGATACTGTTCTGCCCGCAAAGGAACCTCGGCATATGTATAGCCTACACGGCTCTTGCATGATGGACAGCGCTCATCATAATAGAAATTGTTCTTGACTGTGTAGTCACACTCCATGCAGTTCCAGTTGCCCCAGAGGACTCCCATAGCTTCCAGTCGGGACTGCCACTTGGTGTGGATCATATGTCCCTCATCAAAGATGTTGAGGAGCTGGACACCTATATTCTCAGGTGCCTTCAGATAGGGGTTGTCTGCCTCTCTGCAAGCCTTGATACGAAGGTAGGTACTTCTGGGACACCAGCCTGTCTTGGCCATCTCAGAAGGGTGTATGATGTCCTGTCGTCTATTAGAAGGACGGGAATGTGCCTTTATCATATGCTGCTGAATACTTCCAAGAAGAATAGTATCCTTTGCTGCATTTGCATAGTTGGCCATGCGTCCTGTTAGTTTCGGTCCCCAGCCTGAGGATATTGCTGCCAAAGCTTTCGTTCCTTTCTCAGTTTCGCACGTTCTTCCGGATTCATTCCGCCCCATACTCCATAGCGCTCATTATTCGTCATTGCGAACTCCAAGCAGCTTTCCAGTAAAGGACAGGGCTTTCCGTCATATGTGCCTAAGCAAATGTTCTTTGCGTCTTCTGTCTCACTATAGTCAGGTTCATCCTCTGAATCCGAATCACTATACCAAGGGTCGTTTCCTCTTGTTGCAGGAAACGATACACACTTGGCCTGTCTATCAGGATCATCGCTGAACCATGCGGGTGCAACACTACGTAGTTTCATTACCACTAAAGCCAACCTTTTCGCGTAGTTCAAGATAGTCATCCTTGGACATGATTACCCAAGAATTACCACTGGTCTTGAACTCTACCATAAAGATCGGAATTCGTCCATCCATAAGCGCTTGGTTATAGTTCTTCTCCAGTTCAGCATCCTTTAGTGAGTAGGATTTGGCAGAAGTTATCTTCAATTCAAATAGTTCGTTCCCTGTCCGTACATCGGATTTTCGCAGCCACTGATTCCCGGAACCTGCATTAACTGTTCCATCGAGTTTCTTAGCCAGCTCTTTTTCTTGTCTCTGGCTATCTTTGGTATCAGCCATGTGTTCCTCTCTGAGTATCCAATAAGGCTCCGGATTTCTCCGGAACCATACAAGCTACTCAGCCTCAGTAACCTCATCCGCAACAGCAGTTTTACCAAAGAACAACTTGACAGTGTCTCGAACCAGTCCAATAAAGAACCCACCGAAACCCATGACGGGCCAGATGACGATAGCAAGACTTCGGTACCAAGTACAGACCATCAGTCCCAGATCCTTGCCGTACTTCTGTCGGTATTCCTTGAGACTAAGACCATTCTCCAGAAGATCACCCAGTGTAGTGACTGCACCAATGGCCCAGATCAATCCACCAAGCACAATCCCAAACATTTCCCAGTTATTCATTTCCTTCTCCTCTTCTAAGTGACCAGCAAGACCAGGGGACTTTCCGATATGCCTCATGGCTACGGCAATACCCCTGACCAAGCTAGTTACTCAGACTGCCACTTGTGAATGGTGTCGCCCTCTAGAAGAACCTTGTAGCTTGCGTTCAGCTCCCGAAGGTACACTACCATGCCCTCTGCCTTCCAGCCAAGCATAGCCTTTGAGCCGTGCTTGGTCAAGTCATCCCGAAGTGCAGGCAGATCAAGATCATAGAATGACCCTGCAAACAGAGTAGGAACAATATACAGATTGGGAACAGTGGAGAGTGCCTCAGTAGGATGCAGTACTTCATACCAGCGAGGTGCATTGAAGAGGCTGAAACGCTTCTCCTTCAGACCATATCCGCGCTGGATACCTGAACCCCACCACTCACCATAATGGTCACCAGGACCAAGGATCTTTACCAGCTCCTCAGCATTCTCCGAAACCCAGCGAGCGAATCCGAAGTTGTCACTCTGCTTAGTAGGCTGAAGGAAACGACTGCGGGACTGTGCCCAAATGCTGTACAGATCCTCACCAATACTGTAGACACCAGGAAGTGCCTGTGAATCATCCATATTGACTGGGTCATACGGACGGATACGGATACAGGAATTGGAACCGTCAATCTTCTCAGTGACAGTCGCACGCTCCTTGCTCATGCGTGGGATACTGGGCCACTTCTGAAACTCCATTGTGGTATATACCTCCGATTTAGTAGCTGTTGAGTGCAGACAGTGCAATGGCTCCATCAATAGGATTCAAATGTCCTCTGCGAATACCCTGATGAATGGATACCCTCAGGCTATCAATGTCCTCTTGACTAAGGTCAAGGTATAAAAGAATATCCAGAGCATTCTCAGCCTCTTGTACTGCGTACTCATAGTTCATTTAGTACTCCAGATTAGTAGTGTCTTACTGCGGTGTCAAGTAGGGTGCCAGGATCACTGTAAGATCAGCTGTTGATCCCAGAGTGTGGGGAATCTGTACACCCTTTGTTGTTCTGGTCAGATTGGTAATGCGTTCTTCAACAATATAAGTGAATCCTTGTGGAAACAGTTCAGTATTGTCTGTGCAAGGCAGAGTAATGCTGAATGTTCCTGGACCACTGCTGTTAGGAGATCCTCCCAGGGTTCCAGGAAGTACAGCTTCTATTGGGGGAACTGTCAGAAATTGTGAGTCAACTCCATCTGACAAAGCAGGGAGAGACGGAATGAATGTAACTGTACCCGTCTCCCCTGCTCCGGAGATAAAGTTAATATATTTACCTGTAACAATTATGGTTCTTGCCCCAGTTATTGTCATAAGACTAGTCCTTTATGTGGATTGTCAAGCCACATGTTTCCACTGAGTGTAGGATATGGCGTGAGCTATGGTGGTATGGCTTACTCCATATAGTGTACCCAATTTCCTATGACTATAATTACCCGAAGCATATAAACGTCGTATTTCTACGACAGCATCTTCAGTTAACTTAGCATTAAAACAACTGGAACCTTTAGGTGTCCTATCACGAGAGACCCTATCCATTACATTATCTAAATTTGTTCCTACAGAAAGATGTGTAGGTTCACAGCATGGACGAGTGTCACAAGAATGTCTTACATGCAGTCCCTTTGGAATAGGACCCTTGAATACAAGATAAGCTACTCTGTGAACCTTTTGTGACTTACCCTCATACCAAATATTTCCATAACCACCTTTATCCAATGATCCTGTCCATATTTGGCAGTCTCCTCTTTTAACTAGTCTTCTAGTAAGCCTATCCATTACTCTTTACAGCAGTTTCTAAGGTCAACTTTGAAATTTCTCCCATTAGTATCGGCTTTCCTCGTAATTCTTCGACTAGAGCATCTCTACCCTGCCACTTGAACTCTTCGTTGTCAAGTGAGGTGTAGTTGAACCACGCACCTGCTCTCCTGATGACCTTGAAGACAACAGCCATGGTGATAGTATCACGAAGCATGTCATAGTCACCAGGCTTGAATCCCTTGGCACTGTTCTCAAAGTACATGTCAGCAACAGCAGTCTTCTGTGGTGCCCCAGCCTTGTTCTTGGTGATCAGGTACTTGACTGTCTGTCCTACCTTGACCTTGCCCAGACCATCAACAGCCTCTTCAATCCAGTCGTCTCTACCAATCTTGACACGCTGGTAGAACTGGTAGTTCTTTGCCTTTCCACCAGGCTCCGTAGTAGGGGTTCCATAAGGAGAAAAGCCACCGATCTTATCACGGAACTGATTGATGAAGAATCCTACGTAAGGACGGTCATCACTATAGGTATCAGGAATCTTACGGAAGAACTGTCCTACTCGTCTGGCTCCGCCACCAACAGTAAAGCCCTCCATATCCTTATCCGATTCATCACTTGCAATCAGTGCAGGATATGAATCAAGAACAATGGCATCAAAGACATTCTCACGTCCTGCATCAAGGATCTCCTGGAAACAGAGTTCCATATTATTGTGCTCGAATACCTCTACTCTATTGTTGTCAACACCATGAGCTTCTGCCCATTCAGGGTTGTAGGGTTCAGATGCTACCCAGAATGCAGAATAGTTCTTGTCTTTAGCCTGATTGACTGCAATGGTGTGCAGAACAGTCGTAGTCTTACTAGCACTGGACTCCCCGACTATCTCAATCCATCTGTTAGTAGGCCAACCTCCACCTAATGCAACATCTAGAGACAGAATGCCAGAAGTCTGGCGTGGTGGAACATAGATTTCACTGGCACTGATAAGAGGCTTCAAGCCCTTCTTTACAAGAGCCTTGTTCTGCTTTTCCCTGAATAACTTTAACTTCTGTGCCTGGTCTTCCATACATCTCCCATAAATAGAGGAAGGGACTGATAGATGTTGAGTCTATCAGTCCCTTCCGACACTGTCTAGTCCTGCGAATCAAAGTACTCTTGTGCGTTCTTCTTGAAAATTGCTGTAGATTTTGCTTCCTTCCAGTACTCGACGTGAATCAACACAACAAGTACTACGGAAAGCACAGTAGCCACATAACTTGAGAGCGCATACAGTGAGGTATACGCACCGGTCTGCACAACCTGGTGATCCCAGTAGGCTGCCACAGTGGGATAGACAATAGTACGGAACCAAAGCATGAACCTAGTCATTACTACCACCCGTCTCAGCCCAGATACCTGACACAAGCGCCATGGCTACCAGAAAACCCACTACACTCCAGGAGTATGTGCTCAAACCCTTACTAAGGCTCATTACGATACCGAATCCTGCCCCTGAAGCAGAGACGCGGGAGATAAAACGTAGTGTTGAAACCTTGATGCCCCTTGCTGCCTTCATTAGCGGCATACCACCTTGTCTCTGCGGTTACGGTCAATCTTCTTTAGTGTCTTACTACTGGGCTTTTCATACCAGTAGTTGTTGAACTCTACCCGACCAGTCGTATTCGACTTTGCCGAGTTGCACCAGATGTGCGACAGCTGTAGATTTTCCATATCATCACTGCCTCCTCTGGAAACAGGCTTGATATGGTCTACGTTGCAGTCACGGATATCCGCAAATCTGAAACAGATCTGACAGATACCTTCATCCCTCAGATACAGCTCATGCAGAACCTGCATTCCCATACCATGATGGCCGGTCACTTCTTCCTCCTAGACTAGGTCTACTGTTTCACAACCTCCATCAGCAGAGCAAGCAAGTGTCTGTGACCCTACAGTCTGGTCGTACAGTTCATACCAACTCAGCTCTTCCCAAGGGAGATCGTCTGGCATCTGCGATACTAGTTCTTCATACTGTGCCTTGTCAACACTCTCATATGGAGCCTGCTGATAGACATGATCGGAGTACGGAAGGAAGGCTACACCAGACAGCTCATCAAAGTGTTCCCAGACCCATGCTGCTGTAGGCAGCCATTCGTTCTCCTGCACAGTGATCGTAACAGAAGGCTTGTGCTCTGTCCAGTGATGCTGATAGGTAAGCCAGAGATCCAAGTGGTCTACTGCTCCCAGATCCTTGCGTGTCAGTGCGCCTTCTGGTGCCTTGACTGGGAAGGAGAATACCATAGTCGCAGCAGGATTGGTTACGTCATCCTCATGCGGAACTCCGAAGTCAACCATAAGACGGGTAAGAGGGTCCTTCTTATCAGCTCTGACTCTGCGAATATAGTACTCGTCATGCCAGGGATGCATTCCACTTGCCACATTTGCAAGCTGAGAAGTAGTTCCTTCAGGTTTTACACAGGTTACTGCCGCAGAAGGATTGATACCCATCTGCTGAGACATACTTCTATTGGTAACGACTGCTTGTTCGCGCAGTTTGTCAAGCCATTCCTCCAACAGCTCCTGTCCTTCGCTGCCATTCAATACAGGATGACCCAGTTGTCCAGTCATGGATACGCCTAGAAGTCTTTCTGCTTCTGTATTCTCTTTCCATATAGGGCGAAGATAGGTGAAGTCAGTAAGAGTAGACTGCCAGGTTCCAAAGGCAGTTGCAGCAACTACTTTGTCCATCAAATCACGGAGAGTATCCTCTGCCTTGACAATTACTGTGGAAAGGTTGCAGAACTGATAAGGTCTGAGAATAATTTCGGAGCAAGGGTTTGTTCCATAATCGATATCGGGACTTCTACGTCCATACTTACTGGCCTGATTTCTTGAAGCCTCTCGGTTGAAGATCCCTCTCTCACCAGACTTGGAATCATAGATATTTCTCCACTCCTCCATGAACTCAGACTGTGAGGGACGACTATTGTACACTGCTGAAATGTTACAGAGTGCTCTGTATCCATGGTCCTTCCACCATTCTCCTGACTTTGCATTTGCCAGCTCCTTGTCATCGAAATCAGTCAGCCCAATCAAAGCAGCACGTCTGACTCCGCCAACAACTACAACGCTGGCAATCTTGCATACGATGTCAAAGACCTCAAGAGATGTCAACTGGCGTCCTTGTGCAGCATTGAACTTGTCAGAGACGAAAACAAACAGATCTTCCAAGGGTTCCGGCCCGCTAGAACGTCCCCCAAACGTCTTTAAACGGCTGCCTGCGGGACGAACAGCGCTGGTATCCCACTCCGGGTAGAAACCCTTGTACAAGGACGTTACAAGCTCTCTCAAAGCCTTGGCCCAACCCTCTTTGGAATCCTCTACAGTAATAATTCCATGGTCTCCGGAATACCATGTCTTTTCTACAATAGGTAGTTTCTCTACATACATATTCTCTACAGAGAAACCTACTCCTGTTCCATTCATAAGAATATAAAGTAATTCGTCAAATGCTTCTACGCTATCCATAGGAAGATAGCTGCAATTGTAACCAGCAATGTGGCTACGTTCCAGTGCTGGACCAGCAGTCATCAGAGCACGCATGGAGCCAAGTGCCTCCAGGTTTACAAACTTCTCCCTTAGAAAAGGGAGAGCGCCATTGGCATCCACCTTGTAGTTGTCCTCAATATGCTGTGCCATGTAATTCAGGTAACGATCTGCGCTCTCTTCCCAGGATTCTCTACGTTGCTTAGCATCATCCCAGCGGGCATATCTACTAATTGCGATAAAGGATTGATAGGGGCTCATCTTTACTGTCATAGAATAAAACTCCGCTGGGATAGTAATTATAGATTCGTAATGTGCTGTCCGCCACCAGCATTCAACAATGCAATGGAGGCAGTAAGAGAAGAAGTTTCTCCGGTCTGTCTAGCAGGTGCCGCAGGAGTTCCATTGTCATCAGCAAGACTTGGAAGACCATAGGTTGACTGCTCAAATCTTGGATGGTATCCGCACTCACCACAGGCTACTGCAAAGTTTCCGTGCTGCATGTATCTGTCACTGTTGCAGCCTGGACATCTGCCACCCTGCTTCAGACGAATATTGGAAGCTGGTTTATAGTCATCCTGTTGCGGGATACTTTGCTGCTGTGGTTGCGGAACAGGGGTACTGACTGGATTATATAACCCGTATAAGTCTCTGGCAGGTGGTGCCGTTTGCTGTGTAGGCTCCCCACTGATCTTATTCGCCCAAAATGACATCTTGTTCTCCGTATTTTATTAGACCTTTTTGTAGCATATGGGATACGACTGCTGCTGCCACTACATTTCCCATATTCACATTGTTTATTCTGAATTTCATCTGGTCTTCCTCATGCATCTCCGCAAAGGTAGGATCACCACTGATAATGGCAGAGGAAGCTGTCTGTGCAGCTATATAGCACAGCAAAGGAAAGTCCCATCCGAATGGAACCAAGGCATGCTTGCGTTCCCACATCTCTTTGGCCTCTGCTTCCAGTACGTCTGTACTAGCAGGATTCTGGCCGAAGCGAATGGGTTCGTCGCGCATCTTGTGGGGACCTATCATATCCCACATCATTGATCGGGATAACTCTATGGTGAGCTGCTGTACCGGATCAATCTCTGGTACAGCAGACACCTCTTCAAATGGATCTATCACTTATGCTTACTTCTCTTTTCCCCACACACTGTACACTTCTTCTTTCCGTGCTCACCGGGATCAAATGTATGGCCATCTTCTGTACCATACATTTCCTTGTTGGCGTCTCGTCTTGCCTTTTCCAAACGGTCATCAATGTCAGACATATCTATTCCTTAGCTTCCGACCAACGGTTTACAAGCATAGCCTCTGCTTCCAGAGGGACCTTCAAAAGCTTCTGCATCTCTGGTCCTGCCATCGCGTCTTCCAAGTATAGCTTAGCTTCCTCGGCCCTGTAATTGGGTGCTTGAAGTACCAATTCATCATGCACAGAGAGTACAAGATGAATCCAATCCTTCTCCTCGTACCCCTTATTCGACTCCTTAATAGTGTTATACACACGTACCATAGCCATCTTGATTAGACCAGCCGCACTACCCTGGATAAGGCTGTTGAAGATCTGCCGTTCTCCACCACCACGAATACCCCAACGCTGATCATTCAAGTCCCACACCCTACGAACGAACCCCGTTAGTGTAACAATATGGGGAATGTCCCTACGTCTTGCAGTACTAACCACCTGACTCTTGAATTTGTTTACCTCTGGCTGAGTCTTGGCATACTCCTGGAAAAGATTCTGCACATATTTAAGAGGCTTGCCCATAAGGGCAGCAGTACTCTCCTCACCTGCTCCGAATAGAATACCAAAACCAAGAGTCTTGGCTGCTGATCTCATTTCCTTCGTAACTTCTTCAATGGATACCTGGTAAAGAGCGGCAGCAGTTGCCTTATGAGCATCAATTCCATTGTGGAAACCATCAAATAGAACACCATGACCTATGAAATGCGCAAGGACACGGTACTCAATCTGCCCATAGTCAGCTACTACAAGACTATAGCCTTCAGGTGCACGAAACAGACCCCGTACCTTCTTTCCCAGAGGCTTGTCAGGACGTGGGACATTCTGAAGATTAGGTGCACGGCAAGAGAACCTAGAAGTAGCTGTTCCGTACTGACACAAGTCAGCATGAATCCTGTTATGGAAAATAATACTTGGCTTGTCCGCCTCCGGGTTACCTAGGTACCCACGAACATATGTGCCCCTTAGCTTATCCATCTCGGAATACTCAAGCAGCAGCTTAACCAACGGGTTGGATGGAAAGGCCTCCATAGCTTTCTTGTCCGTGGAATAGTCAAAGATAGTCAGGCTTTCCTCTGCCTTCTTTTTCTTCAGGCCACCATCAGTCAGACGAGTAGCCTTCAACCCCTGGTTTCCCTCTTCCTTACTTCCATAAAGAATCTCACAGCGCTGCTTAGGAGAATTAAGATTGAAGAACCTACCTGCCTCACGATAGATCTTAGTCTCCAGAGTCGTCATCAATTCAGTAAGCTCAACCTCAAGCTGCTGAAGGGCTGCAACGTCCATAGGAGCGCCTACAAGGTTCATTGAGAACAAAGCCTCAAACAGCTCCTCTTCAAGCGCTCTATGGTCCACCAGACCCTCTTCACGGCACCTTCTGTCAAGCTGTAGCCAGAGCAACCAAGTGTACCGAGCGTCCATGAGACCATAGTAGGCTACCTTTGAAAAAGGGTGAGCCTCAATGCACTTTCCGATACCTTCCTTGTCATAGTCAACACCATAGTACCAACGGGTGAGAATCTTAAGACCAAGACCCATTGGTCGCTTGGGTCCGCCCATTGGCTTTCCAATATTCTCATCAAGAGACCATTGAAGCACAATAGTATCTCCCCTTGGAGCACAGGGAAACTCTCCGTAGTACTTATGAAGGGACACAAAGTCAGTTGCAACGTTATGCGCTATCTTCCTAATGGTTGGACTGAAGAACAAGGGCTTTAGAATTCTGAAGGCAACAGAAGGACGTAGCTGTACAGGTGGAGCATCAAACACTAGAGGGTAGAACACCTTGTTCTTTGTATGTGCCTTCTGAAGAACCACATCTCCATTTGGATGACCCAAAGGAATAATAATTGTTCTTCCATAAGTGGCTAGAGAAATCCACACCACTCTGTTCTGCGAAGGAATACCACGAGTACCTGGGAACTCTCCGTCCATAGACTCAATGTCGAATACAAAAGCATCCTGCTGCATGAAGTAGTCTACTTCTGCAATCAGTTGTTCCTCAGTAAGGATAAGTCCTTCCATCTGTCCTCCTAGTATGCTCTGGACGTAAGCAGTGCCCACATTACTGTTAGTCTTTCACGAAACGTAAGCCACGCTACTCTATTACATATACTTCCTACTTCTTGTTGCCTGGTTAGTACCATCAGAGTTCTACTCCCATTTCCATCTGCTCAAGGTAGTAATAGTCATAGGCGTACCGTCCTGGACCACGGTTCATCAGGAGCTTGTAGCCATCTTCACCTGTCTCCCAGATGTAGTACTCAAGGTCAGTCTCAGCACGCTTGAGAAGATACTCCATAGCCTTGAAGGAATCCGGGAAGGGAATGATATCGTCGTAGTCGTGAGTGTAGTCGCCGTCAAACATGTAGTGGCGAACCATATAGAATTCCATTTTAATCCTCAGTCTCCTCAGTATCCAGAATCAATGTACTATCCGTAAATCCAGAAACATATTTACTATCGTAGTCTTCGTGCTTGTCCCAGCAGTCGGTATTACCAGGAACAACATCATAATCAAAGAAGGATGTTTCCAGAAGTTCCGCTATAGCCTTACGAGCGTTGACTTCCTGAGTATAGTAGCCAAGAGTAGTGAGACTGTCCCAGTCCTCTCCCTGATGCTGACCACCCTGGTAGTGATGAATAATGTACAGCTTCACTGTATCCTCCAATGTAAGAAGCCCCTCTGACCTGTCTTGTAGGAACAACAGTATCAGAGGGGCTTCGGTGTGTCTAGCTACGCGATCTAGCTACATGCTTTAGTTGCTGGCACGCTTCGCAGGCTTGTCAGAATCCTGGAAAGGAACGTTGGCAAGGAACTGAATAGTAGGAATGAATATGATCTCTTCACCATACACCTCAAGGGCACGCTCAGCAAGATCAGACTCAGTCAGAGGCTGAATTCCGTAGTCGTCCTCCAGGTCACGAGCCTTAAGAGGAAGGACACGAGTAGCAGGAGCGTCACGATTCGGAAGCTTCTCATGGTAGACGTGGAAGTAGCGGTCATCAGAATTCAGAGCCCAGTAGTCGCCCTGAGGATTCTCAGTAAGGGACTGGAGAGCAGTGGACACCTCGTTGCCGAATACCCATGCTACAACCTTGTCTGGGTCCTCAATGAGGTCCACAACGTTCATGACATAGGACTGAGAGCGACGGAGACCCTCAGCACACAGTGGGCAGTCACCCTGAAAGAACTCATCATTCAGGCAGGTATAGTACTTACCCTTGGGACCCGCAGACTTGATGTAGTGGCGACCATACTTCACAGCAGGAACCTCATCAAGGATCTTTACAATACGCTTACCCTTACCGCCGAGAACAAGGGACTCAAACTTTGCAGTCTCACGTCGCTCAGGAACAGGCGCACCCCAACCAGCACTAACGGCTGTGACATTACGGGACATCCTACGGGAAGGAACAGGGTCGACACTGTCAGCATCGTTGTAGTGATTGTCATCAGTAGTGTCAGAAACAGGGACACGGGAAATCTTTGCCATTTATACTCCTAGTATGGACTAATTGGGGGAGTTGATATTAGGGGAGTTCAATTTGATGCGCCAGTGTCTTGTCATTCTTGCGCGCATCTGCAATAGAACGATACCACTTCAGGTCTGGAATCATGACAGCATCAATAGCGTCATTCAGTACATCCAGAACTTCGGCCATAGTAACACCAGGTGTGATGGATACCTTGGCGGAAGAAAAAGTGTCAAGGTGCTCATAGTTTCCTACGTTGACACGCATACCTCGGGAAGCGGTTACCTCAATCAGTGTAACACCTGAGGGTGACATTACCTTTTCGACTGTGAACGTAGGCTCTGGAAGAGGCTGTGTGCTCTCTGTTGAAACTTCGTCTCGGATAGTCGGTTGCCTTTTTGCGGCCACAATACTCCTTCGGTTTTTGCAATCTCGACAAGTCCCTCAACCATATCACGTGTGTACATGCGACGTCTACCATTCGGCGTGGATGAGGGTTTTACGTAAGGCGACTTGGGAAGGATACCATCTGTCTCCCACTTGCGCAAGGTTATTGGACTACGATTTCCTAGTGCCTTGCCAAGGTGGCCGATGGAGAAGAACTCTTGTTCAACGCCACCGACCGTGAAGATAAAAGGCTTGGAGTCCCAATCGTCTATAACCTTTTCCTGGACCTTGCGAATACTCTCGAACTCAAGTGGAGTAGTAGATCCAGGAAAGACTTTACTCAATTGTTCCTGCCATGAAGTAGCCATAGAATCCTTACTCGTGCTCGTGCTCGAACTGGACAACACGAGTAGGAGTGACAACTACCTGGGTATGGTCACCGAAAGCGCTCAGCATTGCAAGCTCATAAGCACCATGCTGAATACTCAGATCTGGCCAGTCCTTAATAGCAATACCGTCAGGGTGAGGATAGTCAGTCTTACTGTAAGAAGAGTACCAAGGCTTCTGGTAGTCGTAGAAACCACCCTCGCGACCCATTTCCTCATCATTAATATCCTCAGTATCAGGGTAATCATCCTGCAACCAGGAAGCTGCTACTCGATCACTAGTGGTGACATAGTAGTCTCCCACACTGAACTCACAGACATCACCATCATTGAAGTACGGAGTGTACTGCTGCCACGTAATAGCCTTTACACCAGAAGCGAATGCCTTCTGGAACTCCTCATGCAGATCCTCAATAGGACGCTGCGCTACAAACTCACGGCGACGATCATAGAAATCTCCCTCAACAGGGATACCCATGAAACTACGGTCAGACATTCTTACTCCCGAATATAGAATCGAAACTTCCAACTTCCTTGCGTACTGCTCCTGACATCCACTTCTCCAGAGGCATACCCTTGATGTAATCTGCTGGGCTTGGAAGCCATCCCAGATCCTCAATGATATGACGCTCTGCAATCTCCCTCACAGGAACCTGAATAGTCTTGTGAGACTTCTCAATGGTCAGTGTCTTGCCGAAGATTGTCTGGCAAAGAAATACACCAAGAGTGTGGTGGTAGACAGAACGATGACGTGAATCACCTATTACCTGCTTACTAGAATCTATGAAGGATTCAATCTCTATGTAATCCTCCCAAGTGCCTCCCCATTTATGGGCTGCTGATTTGGCATGATAAAAACTATTGATTATGCACCTCCATGTATATAGCGGCTGCTCTCAACAACTCGGGATCATGATTAAATAATCCTAGACCTCTATTACATTTCCCACATATAAACTCTCGCACTTTACCAGTTTGGTCATTATGGTCAAGATGAAGTTCTTCCGCTGAGAAGCATAATGGACAGAAGCTAGAACGTGCCTTTAACTCGTCATATTCTTCAAGAGTCAATCCGTATACTTGCTTGGCACGATACCGCATTGCTGATCTATTTGAACTGTGTTGCTTTGACATACATTCTTTACACCTACCACAGAGACCACTATTCCCATTCTTATGCTTCCAGAAGTTTTCCACTGGTTTGAAGTCTGCGCAACCTGTACACCAATGCATCCCTTCTGGCGCGGTAGGTCTTCTATAGGGCACTAGATGTGCACAGTTCCTGCTCAGCCTTGTAGAACTTGTGCTCCTTCTTGAAGTACTTGTATAGAGCCTCACTGAATTCATAGTCACAACGAGCCTCGTCAATAGCCACAACAAACCTGACAAGAGCATCCTCATCAAGCTCCATAGACAGACAATCAGCCAGTTCCTCAAGGTCAATAACAGAAGTAACACGGAGTTCCATTAAAGATCTACCTCAATCCAATCGTATCTAACAACAGGGAGTTTAACAACTTCAGTAGCCACGATCACATCACAGTCATTCCAAGGGTCCTCTTCCTGCATCTCAGTAGCAGGATTCAGGTACAGCACACGGTAGTTCTTACCCTCAAACTCGAACACACCAGTCCAGGTGCTGTACCAGCGTCTGTCTTCAATGTGCTTGATATCAGTCAGCTCATATGGATAGTCATTCTCTTCCATAAATTCTCTGGTGAACTCACGAGTTACCTTAGCCATCTACATCAACCCAAACCATTCGGCCAACGAATTCGTAGTACCACTCATCAGTACCCTCAATGTTAAAGGGAACACTGACAGAGTAAGCGGTCAACTTCTGTACAGTGAAAGTCTTAGCTCTATCACTACTCCACCAGCCATCTCCAGTAAGACGAGTACCCTGAGACTTAGCCTTTCCGTAAGTGTCATAGGGACCTAGCTTCTCTACTACCTTTCGTGCAGAATCGAAAGTAGTTACTCTGAAGAATTCATCGTCATCTTCTACAAAACATCTAGCCATATTGCTCCTCTAATAGACCATACCCGCAACCCTGTAAACAGGGGTACGAGTAAAACTTATTAGTGGTGAGTCGTGGTAGTACGGGTGCGAGTAGTCGTAGTGTGTGTAGTACTCTTCGGAGTCTTAGTCAGAGAAGTACCACCAGTAGTCTTCTTAGTGGTAGTCGTGGTATGCGTGGTGGTCACAGTGTGGTGAGAAGGATTGGCAAACATGCTGCTGTGTGCGTGGTAGTAGCTACTGGTGACATGAACCGTGCGAGGAGTCGGGTAGTAGACGAACACATGCTGAGGAGTGTAGTAACCATACTCTACCTCCGTCATATCCCCGCCGCTTCCACAAGCAGCAACACCAGTGAACATAGCGCCAGCAACGACAAGGCCAGCAAGCTTACGGTTGATCTTCAAAACTACTCCTTCAGAGTATTAGACTTTGGTCGGGCTGAATGCCCAGGTTTCTGTTACATCGAACAGGCTATCGTACTCTTCGTCACTCAGCAAGTCCTGAGCGAACAAGTCCCACAGAGCATCATGATCAATGTGTTCTATCGTGATGATAGCTCTACGGTATGGTGCATGGAAAACAGATATTCCTGCATCAGGCTGTGCACAAGACCACTCTACAGCCTTGTCGTCAAGCAGTTCAAGTGCTCGTTCCTCATTGAGAAGCTTACTCCGCTTTCGGACCTTCTGCAACTCCTTGTACTGCACTCCGTGGATCTCAAGCGGTGTCTCGAACCCTATCACATGAGAACCTCTGGCGTTGGTGTCAGCCTCTTGGAGGTATGGTTCCAGTTCCTCCTTGACACGTTCCTGCATAGCCTTCAGATCAGCGATCTCCTTCTTTAACAGAAGGTACTGGGAAACCTTGGCTCTTACTGATGCATTATCAGACATATCTCTCCCTGGTAATAGCGATGTTGGAGTCTGTTGTACGGGACTTACTGTTAACATACGCCAGCATGGCTTCTACATCATCAAAGGTCATCTCTGCGCAGGTGAGACCAGAGGACATACGTACCTTGAAGAAAGTATCAGGACGCAGACGGAACTTTACTGTGCCTGCATGACCTGCATCAGAAAGATAGACAACAGAGCGCCATTCATTGCTACCGATACGGAACTGGACATTCTTTCCCTCAAGCAGCTTGCTCACAGAGTTGGTGGAAACAATAGTACGGCTTATGTTTATTTCCTTGCCCTCATCGATAGCACCAGCAACGAAAGCCATTACCTTGTCCTTGTTTCCCTTAACAGTCTCATTTACTGGAGCATAACCAGTTACTGTAGCGGAATAGGAGTAGACAGGACGTACTCTGAACTGTGTACCCTGTCCAAAGGTAACACTTGCAGGAGATTCAGGACACTCCTGCCATGGGCCATAAGGGTCCTGGTTCCAGGAAGGAACTACCTGCTTAAGGTCCCTGTACTCTACACCCTTGAGAAAGTTATTCATTTAGACTCCAAATAGTTTTTAAGGAACTTGGTCAGACTTGTTCCTTCATTAGTAACTCTACCATCTGCCTCTGACACTCCAGTCAGCACAGCAGTACTCACTCTAGACTTATAATTCAGCCTTGTCAACTGGTACTCTTCGACGGACCCAGCGACAATGAGATTATCGATGAAGACTTTCCGGAACGTAGACGAAGCTCGTACGTGTCGTCCGTTTCGCTGCTTGAGTGCTCCAGAAGAGTTTGGTAAGTCATAGTTAACAAGGTGGCTAGCGCTCCACAAATCCACTCCATATCCTCCGGCGTCTGAGGAGATGAAAAGTCTAGTGTCAGGTTCGTTGTTAAACCGTTCAATGGCAATTCCTCGTTCACTACCATTTAATCCTCCATGAAATTCAACGCTATTGTATTTGGATAAGCCATTAACCAGTAAAGGAATTATTCCTCTGAATCTGGTAAAGATAACTACCTTATGCCGTGAGTCCTCTTCCAGGTAACCTGTTACCAGCTCCAGACATGCTTCCAGCTTGGCCCCGTGAGAGCCTTCAGAGGGCAGTCTGCCAGCCTTCCAGAGGTCATAGGCATACTTGCTACCTCTAGGGTTTTCTGGGTCCTCATACGCCCTTGCAGAGGCTTCTAAGAGGGAAGGATCATCTATCAGTAACTGGAGGGCGAGAAGGGGTCCTGTGATTTCTCCAAGACCATCTCCATTCGAGTGTCTTCCTCCTTCGTAGAATGCAGCAAGATCTGTACTTGCTCTTGGTCCAGCTTTATACAGAGCTGAAAGGAGCTGTCTCGCAATGGCTGTATATACCACTTCAGTGTCATCATCCATCTCCACATAACAATTGAATTCTTCAACGGTTGGCATGAACTCT